CGGCGGTCGGCACGAACGGCAAGCCGGTTATGGTCCGCAACGGCGTCCCGGACATGGACAAGCCTGGCGTGATCCTGCCCGACGACGTGCGCGAGGTGATCCTCCTCGGCGACGGGGATTCGGACCCGATGGCTACCCACGCTGCTGTTGCGACGGCGGGGCGACGCTTCCGCGCGCAGGGGCGGACGGTCGCGGTCCACTGGGCTGGCGCCGGCCTCGACTGGAATGACGTTCTCATGCGGCAGCGGGCGGACGTGGAGCGGGCTGCATGACTGCGTACTACAACGAGATTGACCCCTACGCCGCGCAGTGGCTGCGCAACCTCATCGCGGTCAATCTGGTCGCGCCGGGCGACGTGGACGAACGGAGCATCGTGGATGTTCAGCCTGATGACCTCAAATCCTACGGACAATGCCACTTCTTCGCCGGGATCGGCGGATGGTCCCGCGCACTCCGCCTCGCCGGCTGGCCCGATGACCGACCTGTTTGGACAGGATCTTGCCCTTGCCAGCCGTTTAGCGCTGCCGGAGCGGGCAAGGCGGCCGATGACCGACGCCACCTGTGGCCTGCGTGGCTTCCTCTCATCGCCGAGCGCCGCCCTCCAATCGTCTTTGGCGAACAGGTTGAAGCGGCAATTGGACACGGCTGGCTCGACGCTGTTTTTGCTGATCTGGAAGGACAAGGCTACGCCTGCGGGGCGGCCGTATTGCCAGCTTGCGGCGTCGGCGCGCCGCACATCAGACAGCGATTGTGGTTCGTGGCTGACGCCGGTGGCGAACGACGACAACAAATCGCCCGAAGCACATCTGGCGATGAAGCTGCGGATGGGCGAGCGCGACGGAACGGGGAGCAAGCGAACGGCGATCACGTCGCTTCAGGTGATGGCGAAAACAGCCTGGCCGACGCCATGTTCGCAGGACGGGCCGAACGGCGGCCCGTCTCAGGGCATAGACCGCCTTCCGGGAGCGGCGGCACAAGCGGCGTGGTCAACTCCGCGAGCGAACAAGTGGGGCTTCCCGGACGCGCACGGCAGTCAGGAAGCGCCGTGGAACACGCCGATGGCGGCGGATGCGACGGGAGGCCATGCGGCCCACAAGAAAGCCGACGGGACTTACGCGAGCCAATCGCTAGGGCGCCAGACCATTGGCGCGAAGTCGGCTGGCTCGATTGCCGAGACGGCAAGCGCCGGCCAGTTGAGCCCGGAACATTCCCGATGGCTCATGGGGTACCCGCTCGAGTGGGCAAGCTGCGCGCCTACGGCAATGCGATCGTGCCAGCGGTGGCCTCGGAATTCATCCAAGCCTACTTAGAGATAGTGCCATGAAGGCCTGCTCGGTATGCAAGCAAGAAAAGCCGCTTGCTGATTTCTGGCCTGATAGACGCCGAAAGAACGGCCACATGGCGCGATGTAAGGCATGCAACACGCTCCAGGCCAAAAAATACCGCCAGGCCCATCCTGAACATGGTCTGAAACGCTATTGGTCAAACCCGCAAGGGGAACGCGAGCGTCACTTAGTTCGAAAATACGGGGTGACGCAAGCCGACTATGACCAGATGTACGCAGCTCAGGGCGGTGCGTGCGCAATCTGCCGCAAGACACAAAAGCGGGCATTTGACGTTGATCACGACCACGCCACGGGGCGAGTTCGCGGGCTGCTATGCACGAGCTGTAACCGAATGATTGGTCATGCCGGCGATAATGCTGGATGCCTTCGTGCCGCGGCCGATTACCTGGAGGTCGTCCCGCAAGTCGCGGCCCAGTTCATAGGCGCGTTCCTTGATTTGCGGAGGGCTGCATGAACGCCCACGAGCCGGGCATCGCCGGCGAGCCGCTCGGGATTGAATCGCTCGAGGCCTTCATCGACCGCATCGCGCCCGACTTTGTCGCGCCGTTCAAGAGCCGGTTCGGGGCGATGTTCCTCGACGAACTTGACGACCATGGGGAGGAATTTGAGTTTCTGATCGATGGCTATTTCTCGCTCGGGGACAAGTCGGTTGTCGGCGGACCGTCGCAGAGCGGCAAGTCGTTCCTGGCGATCCACGCCGGAATGTGCGTCGCTACCGGGCGCGACTTCTTCGGCGCCAAGGTCAAGCAGGGGCTCGTCGTCTATCAGGCCGGCGAAGGCGCACGCGGCGTCAAGAAGCGGCTGAGGGCCTGGCGGCGCCATCACGGCGTAGTGTTTTCACGTGAAACACCGTTTGTTCTTCTCAAGTCGGCAATCGACATCTACAAGCCGGACGGCGACACTGGGCCTTTAATTGAGGAAATCAAGACGATAGCAGCCCTTTACGACGTCCCGTTACGCATGGTCGTGATTGACACGCTGGCGACGGCATCTGGCGGCGCAGAAGAGAATTCAAGCCGCGATATGGGTATGGTCATGGCGAACATTGCCAGGATCAACGCCGCGACTAGCGCCCACGTCTGTCTTGTCCATCACCTAAACGCGGGGGGGACGAAGCTGCGCGGGTCGACGGCAATCTACGCTAACGTGGACCAGGTCGTCTTGGTCACCCGCAACGAAACGACGAAGGTGCGCACCGCGTTCCTGGACAAGCAGAAAGATGAGGAGTCGGGCTCGCGGTTTCAGTTCGAGCTGATGTCGGTCAATCTAGGCGCCACCGCTGACGACCGACCGATCACGTCCTGCGTCTGCCTGCCGGTCGGCGAAAAGGAGTCCGTCCGCAAGACCGAGGAGGCCAAGGGCTTTGTCCTCAATGCCGGCGAGGTCGTCTTCATGCAGGCACTATTTACCGCCGAGAAGAAGCACGGGCGCGCCGTGCCGCCAGAATTGAACTTACCGGCCGCCGTGCGCGCGATCGTTGCCTATGACGACCTGAAGCGCGCCTATGTCGAACTGTCGCCTTCCGATGCAATTCCAGTCGAAGGCGGCGAAGAAGACGACGTCGCCGCCAAAGAGCGCCACCGGGACGGCCTCAAGAAACGGCTGGCGCGGGCCAGGGAGACTCTGTCGCGGTTCAAGATCATTGGCGTCAAGGGCCTGGACATGTGGTGGACTGGGCGCTCGCTGCGCGCGTTCCCGCAGACTTTGCCGCACGATGAGTTGCCGCCGCTGGACATGGGCGACGGGTCGGTTTCCGAGATTCCATTCTAGGAGGAGCAAGTGGCTATGAACCGTGAAACAGCGATTGGCGCAGCGCTGAAGACCGCCGGCATCGATACGGATGCGGCATTGCTGCGTGTCATTGCCGAGGACCAACTGCGTAAGGTCGAGCGCGATGCGCGGCGAGCATTGGCGCCGTTTACGGAAGAGGTGCGCGACGCTGGCGGCATCATGGCCGCGCTTGTCCCCTACGCGACGACGCGCGATCTGGCTTGGGCATATCTTGAGCGCGTTGTTGCCGACATGCTACATTTGGAGGTTCCCGCGAAAGCGGGCGATGGGGTCCACCTTGCGCGTGATGGCCACGGGGGACTTGGCCCCATCGAAAATTCGGAAGGCGACGGGTCCAATGAACGCTTGTCGTATGGCCACCATGCGCTTGGCCCATTGCCTTCCGATTCAGTTCCGTCGCGAGACGGCGGGGGAGTCCGGAATAGATGTGGCGCCAATGGCGTCCGGGAACACGCTGGCTCCCCCGAACAAAGCGAAGACGAGCGGGTCCAAGCAAGGCATGACTGCCATTCCTCCCGTGGCCCCTCGTCTTCGCCGCCTATCCCGAAGCCGCCACGCGGCCTTGATGCCATGCGCCTACAATCGATTGGTCGCACGACGATCTACGACACATTCCGCACGCGCGACGGCCCACTCGGCGATCTTCGTTGGTCTAGTCTGCCTCGGCTAATCCGCGACAATACCCACGAGGCGGCACTGCTAAAATTGATCTACGACCATTGCAACCCCGCGGACCCAAATGCGCGGGTTCGCGACATCATCAAGATCGAGGACCTGCAGCGGATGGTTCAGAAGGCGGCGGAGAACGTAAATGGCCAAGCCTAAGAAATTCACGAAAAGCCTAGGCGAAGAGGTCCACCCTTCTGATGAAGGCCGCGTCAGTTTTGGCCCCATCGCCGAGGCCCCGGCGCTCGATTTGGATCATCTCTGCATTAGGTTGCAAGAATTCCAGGTCGAGCGCAAATTCGCGATCTCGCTCGAAAATGGCATTGTTCAGCGCGTGTCGGCGCGTGTCGTGCGAGCTATCGGTCTAGCCTCAGACGCCGGAGAAACCGCGCGCGCCAGCGCATGGAAACGCGCCGAGCAGATTGTCCGCCATACTTTCATGGGGAAAGCTCCGGCTGAGGCTGACAGAGAAATCGTCGACGCGCTCAAATGGCAATTGGAGGCTGGTCGGCGCGCGTTGGAACCAATTTCACTATTTCGCGGCTCCGTCGAGAAGGATATGGATAATCTTGCTGCGCAACTCCCGGCCGTCGATCTCATAAATAGCACGCCCGGGTTTGGCTTGCGCGGGCTCGCTGTGATTGTGGGCGAGGCTGGTAATCTGTCGAACTATGCGACCGAGCGTAAGCTATGGCGGCGCCTCGGTCTTGGCGTAGCGCCGGGGCATGAGGCGCACGCCTATTCGACATGGCGCATGGTCAAGGGGCTGAGCGCCGACGACTGGACGGCTCCGTGTTTTCCTGGCGAGCCGCGCCGGGCCGGCTATTCACCCGGGCGTCTCGGTCAGATCTACGGCGTCGTGACGACGCCGCTCTTTATGCACAGAGCGGGGTCCAAGTATGGCGACGTTTATGCAGCGCGTCGCGCACGGACCCTGGTGACGCACCCGGAGTGGTATTGCGACAAGTCCGGCAAGCAAAAGCTTGGTGCGCATGGCGCGCCGTCGTCGGCCCACGCGATGGAAGACGCCAAGCGTGTGATGGTGAAAGCATTGATTTCCGACCTGTGGTCGGAGTGGCGGGGGTCCGAGGGAACACTGAACGCCAGACTGGTAGTGGCCCCCGCTACACAAATCGCCGCCTAATGAAGGGATGAAAATGGACAATATCCCCGCCTCGTCCCCGCCCAGTCCCCGCTCTGTCCCCGAACGCGGCGAGATGGCGGATCTGGCGCAAGCATATGCCTCGAGCAGCGTCGACGCCCCGGCGCCGACCCGTTGGACGCCTGCCCAGGTGCAGCTCCGCCTCGTCGAGGCGTTCGACGTCCTGCGCCGGACGCCAATGAAAATCGGCCCTAGGGGATCATCAGGCGCCTGGCCGGCCATCCTTATCGAATGGGAGGACCTGGTTGACGAGTCCACCCGAGAGCGCGTCAAGGCCAGGGTTGAGGCTGGCCTGTACCCGCCATCGTTTCAGATCTTATGGGAGGAGTGGGTTGATCCTCTCACCAAAGGCTATCTGTCGGCCGACGCCGATGAGAAAATCCGCCGTGACACTGGCCGCCCGTCGTCCTTTGAGATTGACCGCGCCGACGAGGCCATGAACTGGTGCGCCCGTTACCTAGGCGACGAACCGCTCAAGGCCGATGCGCTGCACCTCCACTCGTTCTGTATCGCGCTCGATCTCAAAATGGCGAAGCTTTTGCGCCGGCGCACCCTTCGAGCCGACGCCCTCGTCGTCCGCCGCCAAGCCGAGGAAGACGCCGCGCGCGAGCGACGCCGCAAGAGCCTGGCCGCCGAAGCGCTGCAATGGCGCGCCCGCCGCCTCGCTGATGACAGCGGTGGCGTCCTGACCGAGGAGCGGATCGCCAACATCACCGCCAACGCCCGCATCCGCCTCCAGCGCGAGCTTGAGCGCGCCGCCGCAGACGTCAAGCCGATCAAAGTCAGGCGCGGCGACGTCTGGCCCGGTAAGGTCTTCACCCGCTGGCGCGTCGATCACTGGCGGAAAGAGGCAGCCGCCGCCATCGCAGCCGCGCTGAACAGGGATAAGGTAGCCGTCCGCTGATCGGCGTAGGTACATTCCGAGCCTATCGCGCCCAATCACGACTGCTATGGTCCATTCAATGAATAGCGTCGGGCACCGATTCCTCCCCCGGGTCGTGGCATACGCTGAGGCGGTCGCCGAAGCCACTACCGCGACCGCCTCCTTCGTCCCCGCTATGTCTCCGAAACGGGAAAAAATGGGACTTTGTGCAAAACCGCTAGGTCTGCACACACGACCCAGCGGACCTAATTTTGCCCACTACACAAACCGCATGTTTGAGCGTATCGGATCAATATGCTTCGGCGCAGCTGCGTCGCAGAGATTCGGCCCCCCTACACGAAACTCTCCGCTCCCGAGCAAACCGCTCAATTCTGTCAAGCAAAATCGACATGCCCAGGCGCAGAAACATTCGCGCCGGATCAATGGCTTGCGCTTCCGCGACAATTCGGCGCTTGACGACCAGCCAATTTTAGGCCAGTTTCCCCTCGCGTAACCACCATCCTGTAAGGGCAACGCAGGGCGAGCTAAAGGCGAGCATCGCCTCGGCAAGCTAGCCTCAGGCAGCGATGCGATAATCAGCATCGGCTAGCCTCAATGCTTCAGGATAGAGCGCACCCCTGTCTCAGAGTGACATTTTTGGAAGAATGTCGCTGCCGATAGAGCCCTTCGTCGACAGGCGTCTTAGGTGCGCGCTCGATCTCTCCAGAACGTGCAGGACGCGCTATCTCGGCGACTTTCCAGATACTGGCGCGTAGAGCGGCAAGGCGGAGCAGTGGCTGAAACCACGCTCCGCCGTCAGCCTATATTCGATAAGGAAGAGACGGTCCAATGCGCAAGGGCGCTAGATCAGGCAAGAAAGGGCGAAAGATCATGCAAGAGCCAGTTCAAGATCGCGTGATCTTCAAGTCGGTCAACTTCGGCGACCTGCAAAATACACACGACCAGGCCAAAGAGAAGCTTGACCGCGCCACAGAACTGCTGCGCAAGGCTTGGGATGTGTATTCCGAGAGCCAGAGGAATTACAACGCGGCGCGGGAACAATTTGTGTCCGCGTCTAGGACGCTCTTCTCGTTCTGACCAAAGTGCGCTGCGATAGGTTGCGGCAACACTAAAGACGCTACGGATAGGTTGTGGCAACACACCTACCGTGGACAAATAATTCGGTTTCGCTTAGCATTCTGAACACGTCTGACACTTAACACGGCCAGATGGCGGCAATCGTAAGTAGCCGTCTATGCTAAGCGTTTAGACGAGTGGCTTGGCGCCGTGCAGGCAAACCACTCGTCCACACCCATTCCGCGCGGCGGCGCCGGATCACGAGCTGATCGGCCAAGCCTCAACACCAGAGTCCAGATCCAAGCTCGATCTGAACCGTTCGCGCGGAAGCTCATCGCTAAGTCCCTGGAATATCGACAAAGACCAGGAGCGGCTTCGTCGTAAGGAGGACTTCGCCCATAACCATCGCTCATTCCTGCGGACGCCTTCCACCCGAGGCCAAGTCGCGGTTCGTCCCCTCCCGTAAAGCCTTCGCGCTCCATCGCCAGGCACTCAGGCGCGCCCGCCGCGCAAGGCACGCCACGCCCCACCAATACGGAATTGCTATGATTTCCGCAGTCCTTATTCCGGTCGTCCTATGCGCCGGCTATCTGCTGGCTAACGCTGTGGTCTGGGTCGCCTTCGCCTTCATAGACCGATCAGTGCCGCTCTCGACCCAGGACTTTGAGCTATGACGACGGCCACGGCCCTATATGACAATGCCGTCAGCTATCGTGGCTACTTCATCTGGAGCGAACTCGAGAGCGACGACGCCCGGCCATTCATCTTCGTCCAGGACACGTCTCTCGGTGTTTCGGAACATGCCCCGAACACTTACTGGCGCGCCGCCTCTGTCCAAGACGCCGAGAGGCAGATCGACGACTGGCAAGATGTTTGAGCTGAAGATCGATACATCCGCTTTCGAGCGCCAGGCACGCGCAATCAGCGGCGGGATTGACCAACTCGGATATGCGCTGAGTCGCGCCATGAACGTCGCGGTCAAGGACGCTCGCACTGTCCTGGTGCAGCAGACGTGGCCCAAGAGTGTCACTGTCCGCAACAAGAGCTTTCTGAGCGCAGCACTCCGCATGGAGTTTGCGACCAAAGGCAATCTCAGCGTCGCCATCACTGATGCCGGACTGCCGGGTCGCGCGCATCTTGCTCTGCATGCCGATGGGGGAACGAAGGCAGCCAAAGGTCGCCTGGCAATCCCGACCAACGCCGTGCGCAAAGGCGCGTCAGGCGTCGTCGCATCGCAACTGCCCGCCGTGTTGAAGCGGAAGGTCGTCAAGGGTGGCCTGATCTTCCAGGCCTACGGCAGGGGCAAGAACTCGCACCTGCGCCTGATGTACAAGCTGCAATCGTCTGCGACGCAGCCGGCCGACGTTCCTTTCCGAAGCGACTTCGCCGACGCCATGATCAACGGGATCAGGACATCGTTCCCCGAGGCATTCAGGCGGGCGGTCGCGACAGCGCGATAAGTTCTGCAAAGAACAGCCTTGCAGCAGGCCGTCGGCACACATCAAAGAACAACTCGATCCTCGCCTCCATTTCCTTGAGTTCCTGCTTCCCGACGGGGATCTTGATCCCAAACTCAGCCTTCAGATCATCTCTTATGCTTTGAACAGATACCCGCTCGCGCCGAGGGGCTTTCGATATTCTCTTTGCCATGTGGTCCCACGATATGAGTGAGCCGGTTTCGCCCAGCACGACAACCAAATAGCGGATTATTTGGCGCTGCGCACCTCGTATTTTTAATCGGGCACGTGGACCATACAACTTACGCGGGTCCTGCCGGAGGGTAACCCTCCGCACGGGTCACGCCCGAGGTCGACCCGTTTCTAGCGCCAATCGCACAAAACCCCGTAGCACAACCGGCGGATGAATGACCGAGATCGACCCGCACTTATTCGCTACCCAAGCCGAATTCTCCCGACAGCGAGACGTCTCCCGCAAGAGTGTTACCGTCTGGAAGGCGCAGGGCTACGTGGTCCTGAATGACGATGGTCTCGTGGATGTCGTCGCCTCGAACGCGTTGCTTGCGGCGCGGCCCACGAGTTACCGGGGCGGTGTTACCAAGGATGCTCCCGCAGGTAACGGCAGTGGGGCCCGCTCACCGGATGCCCCGATCCTTGACGAGGCTCCCGAGGCAATCGCCAGCGCCGAGGGATGGACGCTCGCCGAGGCGCAGCGGGTCAAGGAAACCTATCTCGCTCGGCTGCGGCAGCAGGAGTTCGAAGAGAATGATCGCCAGCTTGTCCGAATCGAGGAGGTCGGCGCCGCGGTCGACAGTGAGTACGGGATGGTGCGCGAGCGCCTATTGACGCTCCCTGGCAAGCTCGCCGACCGCCTATCACCGGAACAAGTCGCCGCGGTCCGCGCCGAGATCAACGAGGCGCTGAGTGAACTCCACGGCCCCGATGAACTCGCAAGGTAATACGGCCGGCTTGCTGGGAAGGCTGGCATCGTCGAGGAAAATCTTCCGGCCGGCCCCGGTGATGGATTTGGTCGAGTGGGCGGACACCTATCGTCAGGTCGCCAGTGAGACTTCGGCGAGCCCTGGCCAGTGGAAGACGACTTCCCAGCCCGTCGCTTTCGGTCCGATGCGTGCGGTTACTGATGCGGACACGCACACGGTAACGGTCATGGCCGGAACGCAAATTTTGAAGACTGAATTGTGCCTTTGCGCAGCGTTCTATTTCATCCATCTTGATCCGTCGCCGATTCTCTTAGTGCAGCCGACGCAGGGCGCCGCCGAGGCCTTTTCAAAGGAAAGGTTCGCCCCGAGTGTCGAGGCGACGCCGGTGCTACGCGGCCTGATCGCGTCGAGCAAGTCTCGTGACAGCGACAACACGATAACCGGGAAATCTTTTCCCGCCGGCCGGATCGACTTTGTCGGGGCCAATTCGCCGACCGATCTCTCGTCGCGTCCGAAGCGAATTGTCATCGAAGACGAAATCGACAAGTATCCAACGAGCGCCGGGGCTGAGGGCGACCCGGTCAGGTTGGCGGAAGAGCGTGCCTCGACCTATCACGCGGTTGGTCGGGCTAAGTTCATTCGGACCTGTTCGCCGACCGAGGAGGGAACTTCGAGAATTGCCCGCGAATATGAGGCGAGCGACCGCCGGAAGTGCTTCGTCGCCTGTCCGCACTGCGGGTTTGAGCAGACCTTGGCCTGGGCGGACGTGCATTGGGATAAGGACGCCTCGGGGGCCAATCTGCCTGAGACTGCCGGTATTCTCTGCCAAGGCCCGGACTGCGGCGCCATCTGGTCGGAGTCGGATCGACGACGGGCACTTAACGCACTTGAATTCTCGGCTGGCAACGGTTGGCGGCAGACACGGGAATTTTCGTGCTGCGATGAGACGCAGCAACCGACGGTGTGGGACGATTGCGGCCGATCTCTTTGCAAGACATGCGGATCGCGCGCGCCCTATGCGGGGCATGCCGGGTTCAACGTATCAAAGTTCTATTCTAAGCGCCATCGCTTGGCGGATATCGTTAAGGAATTTCTGGAGGCCAAGGGCGAACCGGAGCTGCTGCGCAAGTGGACTAACACGGCGCTCGCCGAGGTCTGGACGCTTCAGGGCGGCGAGAAGATTGACAGCACAGGGCTTATGTCCCGGCAGGAGGCTTATGGGCCTGACGATCTCCCCAATCGGGTGATGGTTGTCACCGGCTTCGCTGACGTGCAGGGCAATCGTATTGAAGCGCAGATGATTGGCTGGGGCTCGGACGAAGAGGCATGGCCCTTCCTTTACGAGGTCATCAATCTCGACCCGGCGCAGCCGCAGGCCTGGAAAGAACTCGACGCGCTATTGTTGAGGATATTCAAACGCAAGGACGGTCGCAAATTACGGGTTGCGGCATTCGGAATTGATACCGGCGGCAACCACGGGGCCATGGTCTACGACTTCTGTCGCCATAAGCGCGGCCGGCGCATCTTCGCCTGCAAGGGGACTGGCGGCAAACGGCCGCTGTGGCCGACACATTCCTCACGCTCAAAATTAAACGATCCGGTTTGGGTGACCGGCGTCGATACGGGGAAAGACGCACTTTACTCGCGGTTGAGGTTCGAACCTCCGGTGGAGAACTTGCCGCGGTCCGGGTACATTCATTTTCCGAGTGGACCAGGCTTTGGCCCCGATTATTTTGAGCAGCTGACGTCGGAACGTCGCGTGACGAGAAAAAAAATGGGCCAGCCCTACACGATTTGGGAGTTGCCATCTGGCAAGAAAAACGAAGTGCTCGACACTTTCGTCGGCGCCATGGCGGTCAGGCGCTCATTGCCTCACCGCATTGAAGCGGGCCTCGAATACGATGTCACGCCCGACGCGGCGATGATCCCTCCGCCCCCGGCGAGGCGGTCCCTGGCGAGTATGGTTGCGAGGTAGAATGTTTGACCCGCGAGGCACGATTTTAGGCGGCCTGCCGGTCGCCACACTGCAAAGATGGCTGACCGAAGCGCAGTGCGCCTATGCCGAGCTCGTCATGGGCCGAAAGAGCGTTTCGGTTTCCTACGACGGCAAGGCAGTGACCTATACCGCGGCGAGCCGTGGGGACCTGGAAAATTTCATCGGACTTATCCAGCGCCAGCTTGGTCAGAACAAGGGCCGACGCGCGCTGCGCCCGTATTTCCGGTGACGAAGAGGACCACCGTGAGCGAGAACCCCGTAAGGCTGCTCGGCCCCGACGGCGCTCCGCTTCCGCCACCGCGGTCGCGCGCCCGTGCCCTAGCCGGCGGGTCGGGCCACTACGGCGGGCCGCCCTTCGATGCTGCTGATCTATACGGTCAGCATATGGCCGCGTGGACTCCGATGCTTTGGAGCCCGGACTCCGAGCTAAATCCATATCGCGACCGCATCGTAAGCAGAATCCGGGACATCGTAAAAAATGACGGATGGGCGTCCGGCATCGTTACGCGAATTCTTGACAACGCCGTTGGCCCTAATCTTCGTCCGATTGCCAAACCAGATCACAAGTTCCTGGCGAACTATTCCGGCAACAAGGCGTTTGACCACGTCTGGGCGCTCGAATTTTCGCGGGCGCTCGATGCAAATTGGCGTTCGTGGGCTCACGACATCGGCAAATATTGCGACGCCTCGCGCAATCAGACCTTCGGCCAGATGATGCGCACGGCGTTCCGCCACAAGCTGATCGACGGCGACGCCCTATCGGTCGTGGCGTGGATACCGGAGCGGGTGGGGCGCGGGCGGGCGAGATATTGCACGGCGATCCAACTCGTCGACCCGGACCGGCTGTCCAATCCGCAACTGCGGTTTGACCAGCAGTCTCTGCGCGGCGGCGTCGAGATCGACGAATGGGGCGCCGCAGCTTTCTATCACATTCGGCGCGCGCACGCTGGCGATTGGTTTTCGGCGGCCGAGTCTCTGACATGGGATCGCCTCCCTCGCGAAACGTCGTGGGGGCGCCCGATCATCGTCCATGATTTTGACGCCGAGCGCGCCTCGCAGCATCGCGGCGGTGCTGGCATCTTCGCCCCTGTGCTACAGAAATTGAAGATGTTGGTGAAGTACGACGGAACCGAACTCGACTCCGCGATCATCAACAGCATCTTCGCCGCCTACGTCGAGTCCCCATTTGACCGCGAGATGGTTGGCGAGGCGCTCGACGACGGTGAACACCTCAATACCTACCAGCAGGGCCGCAAGGAATTTCATGACGAGACGAAAATCGCTCTCGGCAATGCGCGCATTCCGATTCTCTTCCCTGGGGAGAAGATCAATACCGTGAGTGCGGAACGGCCGGCGAGCAACTTCTCGGCTTTCGAGAGCGCGGTCATCCGCAACGTCGCGACCGGCGTCGGCCTGTCGGCGCAGCAGGTCTCCAACGATTGGTCTGATGTGAACTATTCGAGCGCGCGCGGCGCGATGCTCGAAGCGTGGAAGACGCTGTGGCGTCGCCGACACGACTTCTCTGACTCCTTCGCCGGACCAGTCCGCGGCGCATGGCTCGAAGAATCGATGGAAATCGACGACTTGCCGCTGCCAAACGGCGTGGTCCCGGAGTTCGCGGAGTGCCGTAACGCTTATGCGCGCTGCCGATGGCTTGGACCGCCGGTAGGTTGGCTCAACCCGGTTGACGAGCGTACAGGCGCGGTTATCGGTATGGACGCTGGCTTCCAGACTCTCGAGGATGTCTGCGCCGAGCAAGGTCTCGACTACGAGGAAGTGCTCGAGCAGCGGGCGCATGAGATCAAGATGTTCGACGATCTCGGCATCCCGCGTCCCGAATGGTCCGGCCAGGTGGCAGTTAGTCGCATTGTTGCAAAACCGGAAGCCCAGTGATGAGCGAACGCATTATCTCATTGAGCGAGCGGTTCTTCAATGTCCCGCTGGCTCTCCTGCCGGCGCGCGCGCCGACACTGCTCGAAGGATTGCGCGCGTCGAGGGGGCCGGCGGCGATGGCCGGCGCGGGCCAGGTCGATCGCCGTCCCTACGATGTTGTTGACGGCGTCGCGGTAGTACCAATCCAAGGCATTCTGCTCCACGGCGATGCCTGTTGGTGGGGCGAGATGTCCTATAGCGCGATCACTGACTGTCTGGTGATGGCGCTCGCCGACCCAGAGGTTCGTGCGATCGCGCTACATGTGGATTCTCCCGGGGGCGAAGTCGCCGGCTGCTTCGATTTGGCCGACACCATCTTCGCCATGCGCGGCCTCAAGCCGATTGTGGCCATCGTGGATGAAAATGCCTATTCGGCCGCCTATGCCCTTGCCTCGGCCGCAGATCAAATCTTCGTGCCGAAAACTGGCGGCGTCGGATCGATCGGCGTGATCACCATGCACGTCGACGTCACCAAGGCGCTCGAACAGTTTGGCATGAAGGTGACGACGATCCAGTTCGGCTCGCACAAAAGCGACTCGTATCCAACCACCCCGTTGAGCGACGAAGCTCGCGCGCTCATGCAGACCGACATCGACGCCCTCGGCGAGATGTTCGTTTCGCTGGTCGCGCGCAATCGCGGGATCACACCAGAGGCCGTGCGGTCCACGCAGGCTGGAACATTTCTCGGAGAGGCCGGCGTCGCTGCCGGGCTCGCCGACGCCGTGATGGCAGCAGACGACGCGTTTCTAATGCTGATCAAGCAAATTGCGGCTTAAGCCGAGAAGGAGAATTCTATGAGCGTAGTTCCCAACGCCGGCAAGTCGCCGTTTGCCCACCTCGCCGGCGTCATCCAGAACGCCAAGGCCGACAACGGCGACGATGACGACGAAGCCAAGAAGGCCAAGAAGGCCGAGGAAGAGAAGAAGGAAGACGACGAGGCCAAGAAGGCTGAGGAAGACAAGAAAAAGGACGACGAGGCCAAGGCCAAGAAGGCTGAGGAAGACAAGAAGAAGGAAGACGACGAGGATGAGGCCAAGGCCAAGTCCGAAGGCGACGACGAGTCCGACGACAAGGACGACAAGAAGCCGGACGCCCGCACGGCCCGCGCTCACGAACGCGGTCGCATCAAGGCCATCCTTCTATCCGAGCCGGGCAAGGCTAACCCGGTGGCTGCGGCTCACCTGGCGACCGGGACCTCGATGTCGCGCAGTCAAGCGATCGAGATGCTTTCCGCGATGCAGGCAAGCGCTCCGGCCACGACCGCGACTGTCAGCGACAAGCTGCGCGGGCGCATGGCCAACGAGACGATCCCGGCCGTCGGCGCCGGCGACGTTCAAGGCTCTCCCAATCTGGCGCAACAGATCGTGGCGGCAGGCAAGAAGCGCCGCGGCGAGATCTGATCGCACCGCTGACAAACACATCACCCCAAAATAAAGGAACTTCGACATGACTCTCTCGGTCAGCAATCTCGGGGACAACCCGCAGCAGCCGACTTACATCGCGGACGCCTACATCCCGGATCAGCTAATTGCCGGGCACCTTCATCTCGTGACGGACGGCGCCGCAACACTCACTGGTAGCGCCGCGCTTCAGCGCGGGACTGTGCTCGGCCGCGTGACCGAGAGTACCGCTGTCGCGACTGCCGGCAAGGCGTTCGCCTCCGGCACGATCGTCGTCGCCGCCATTCCGACCAGCGGCGACACCGTCACCGTCGACGGGACCGTCTACACGTTCTCCACCCCTCCGGGGACGTATCAGGAAAATATGTTCAGCGGCGCGACGGTTTATCTGCAATCGACCACGGCGCTCTGCGCTCAGGCGTTCATCCAGGCACTCCAAGCCGCGAGCGACGCCTACACCACGCTGATGACCTATTCGCTGAGCGGTTCGACGATCACCGCAACGTCGAAGATTCCTGGGACCGGCGGTAACGGCTACACACTCGCGACTTCGGCCGCCGCGCACTTCACGGTTCCCGCCACTCTCACCGGCGGCACCAACAATACCGGCACCTCGAGCGTGGGCAGCATATCGCTCGGCCTCAAGGCGCAGATTGGCAACTACACGATGGCCCTGGCCACGACCAGTCAAACGTCAGCCTTCACGGTGTACGATC